ACGCTGTGTCATATCGGGCCCATGCCAACCATAGTCATCAAATATCATCCAGCCGCCGGACTTAAGCTTGCGAAATGCAAGGACCGCATCCTCGGCAACATACTCCGGTTCATGATTTCCATCAATATAAACAATATCAAAAAAGTTGTCTTCGAACTTTGGAATCTCAATATGAGAGAATCCTCTAGAAACTGTTATCTTATCCTTCTGTCCCGATGAATCTAGATTTTTTACAAATGTCTCGTGTATAGATTGTTGCTGCCCTCCATATTCATGATAGTCACTGTAGTCGATCCACGGATCAATACAATACATACGACTTTCTGGATGAGACGCATATGAATTGCCCACTGAAAAAAGATTAGCCCCGTAGAATGTTCCTATTTCCAAATATTTAATTGGGACCGAGGTTACAGGGATAACACTATTCCAGTTTCTTGCAGTGCGGTATGTAATACCTGAGAATGCCATTTTCTAACATCAACAACAAATTTATATGGATTTCCACGCAAATTTGTAGTTTTATTGTATTTATTATTGGTAGAATTAGCCAGCAACCACTCTAGTTGCTGTAGGCGAGGCCACCCATGCCGCTCATGACGCGGAGCACGTTGTAGTTGAGCGCGTAGACGCGGACCTGGGCCGTGCGCGCACCCGTAACCGTGTTGAGGGACACCGTAAGCTGGAGCGTGGCCTTATCGATACGGGAGAAGTTGCACGTGCCAGACGGCTGGTGCTCCTCCGGGCGGAGAGCGAAGCTGTAGATGTTGATACCCGTAGACGGCGTACGGGAGTGGTGCTGGAACGGCTGCACCTTGTCGAAGTAGGCACCCTCGCGCTCCGTGAAGCGGTCCTGGCCGTTGAGCTGGAGCTTGGCAACCTCAACCGGGTTCTTACCCTCGCAGCGAATACCAGAGTCAAGAACAACCTTCGCGAGGAGGTAGTTGACACCAGACTCAAACTCTGATGTACCGGCAACGTCAGTTAGTTCGGCACCAAGAAGAGTGGAAGCCTGCGTAGGACCCTGGCCGAGAAGAGCTGTAGCAACGCTGGGCGATGTAGTTGTACCACTGCTGCTAGCCTGGGAGAGGAGAGACATGATGATACCGTCCGTGCTGAAGTCATCAGAATAATTGAACGGCTGCGGGCCGCCAACTGACGCAACCCAGCCCGGATTGGAGCAGTCGACGAACGAGTCGCGCTGTACGACCCACTGGAGCTCCTTAACCGGGTGATTGAAGTTGAGCTGTAGCTTGTTGCTTGAGCTCGTGATTGACTCAGCACCCGTGTACTGTACCTGCTCGATGAGGTACTCGTGGGACTGCTGGGCAAAGCGGCGACGCTCCTCCGTGTCTAGGTAGACATAGTCAACATAGAGAGAGGCAGCGGCGAGGGACTGGGCCGGAGCAGCTACAGAGGCACCAACTGCAGTCTCGGCATACTGGCAGTTCTGCCACGTCTCGAAGTCCACATTGATGCGGACCTCGTGGTACTGGAGAGCGATGAGCGGGATAGCAAGACCCGGATTGCGGCAGAACCAGAACTGGAGCGGGATGTAGAGCGTCTTCGCCGGAGTTCCACTGCGGGATACGCAGGAGATAGTCGTCTCAGAGGCAGAGCAGGTCGCATCGAGAGCTAGGCCGTTGGCACGCTTCATGAGAACTAGGTCGTGCGTGTTACCGATGATCGACTCAAGGGCACGGACCTGGCCAGCCTCTGTCGTGAGCTGGGTCCAGATCTGCATCCAGTCACCGTACTGGCGATCAATGCGCTGGCCACCAATCTCGAGCTCAACCTGCTTGAGGAGGCGGTGACCAATGTAATTGAGCCAGCGGAAGCCCTGAGTCGGGCCGGTGTAACCAAGCGTGCTACCGCTGGTCGCTAGCTGAATCTGCGGGAGAACGACCTGTACGTATGTCTTGTACATTAGATCAGCGTTACGGTTGATGACAGCCGTTACACGCTTGTTGAAGTCGGCCTGACCGTTGAACGTCACCTCAATAGACTCTACGGCGAAGTTCGTGTGACGCTTGTATAGGATCTTCCAGAACGTGATCTGCGGATTACCACTGATGTAAATATCCTGCGCACCATATGAAACGAGCTGCATTAAACCACCACCCATTTTATGTTTATGATATTCAGCAAGAAAAAATTTTGAGAAGATAAATGGACCTGTGGTTCTTCCCGACGTCGAACGCTCTCTTAAACACCTTCTTGCGTTCAATTGTAGTTATTTTAATTATGATTTTTGGTTTCAAAACAAGCTGGTATTCTGCATACTGGGGCGCAATTATACACGACACAATTTCACTTGTTCTGATTCGTGATTTAGTATAGCTAATCGTTTAAAGCTTTAATTATCAAAATAGTATAAAAATAATGGATGGTATTTCATTTATAGTTCGTGCTCGAAACGAAGAAGAAACATTAGAAGCATCATTGCGGTCTCTTAAGGATCTTACGATTCCTCATGAGATTATTGTAATTTTACATCTTTGTACAGATCGATCGCGTGAAATTGTTGAATCATTAAAAGAAGAACTTCCTTTAAAAATTATTGAATACTCTGTACCAATTTCACGCGCTGGTTATGAAACATTAGTTACAGACGCCTCATCGGAACACAGTATTCCACACTATTATACTTGGTGTTTTTCACATGCAAGTCATCTTTGGAAATTTAAATGGGATGCCGATTTTGTGTCTTCTCCGGAACTGATTGAATATTTAAATTCAAATACTTGGACAGAATCGCCACCAACACGGGTTTATTTTACAGCAAAAAATGATGAAATGGCAAATGGAGAAGGATATTTATTTACAGGAGATACTGGTTTCAATAAATACTATTTTTGGGAAACTGTTGCTGGTCACTTTGATATAAGACATACAGACATTAATATTAATCATGTATCAAAGTTATCTAATATAAAAAAATATTGGACTGATAATCATTGGTTTTCCGATTATGATTCGGATGAAGCTCGAACTATTATGAAAAGATATAACACATTATGCGATATATGTGGTCCCGAACCATCGGGTGCAGCACGCGCTTCAAATTTAGAATGCGATGATATATTTCGTAATGTATTACGAAACGAAAGAGAACTAACAAATCACGATATTCGACCTTTTAATTGAAGACATATAGACATATCGTTTGATATGATCTATATGCCCCCTCTGGGAATTGAACCCAGGACCTACAGCTTACAAAGCTGGTGCTCTACCAACTGAGCTAAGAAGGCGTACTTTATATAGTTAAAAAATGTTTAAATGCCTAGTTTATCAATGCTCGCAAGCAGGAACTCCCCCACTAGCAACGCCGCACCATCCTTCGGATAATCCCTGCCGATCACGGCACATGCACAGATTACGAGGCATTGCACCTCCTGTATTCGCCCGATTGTGAACCGGGGGGACATCCGTAATAGGTGGCACCACAGCAGGCACCTCGGGCACCGGAGTTGTTCGACGCGGCGCTATAATAGGCCCACCATTCATCATGTCGACATACGCGTCGAATCCATTCTTTGCAATATACTCTAGCTGGCGCATTGTCCAGCCGTACGATGATCCTGAATGGCCGTTGTACAGCTTGTGCATCCGACTATTAATTTTATCCAAATTTGGGTGATCTGAGAACATAAATCCTTTGTCCTCCTCGGGCTCATAGATCTTCATCCAGTCCCACATCTCGGCACCGGTTACGGCATCAATGCCGGCCTGAACCATCAACTTATCGTTGTCGCGAAAGCGAAAGCGAGTGATGCGAGAAGTATCCATGGTAACTTTTTGATCTCTAAGTTAAAATCTTAATTATCATCCGTTTTCTTAAGTTCCGGTAGACCCAAATCCACCAGAACCACGATTATCGGGGGGAGCAGGTAGCTGGTCGAGTGAATCGACAAGAACTACATTCTTCCAAGGCATCCAATTGTGCTGTACAATTTGAAATAGACGAGTGCCCTGAGTTACATTATACGTATCACCGTGCATAACGTCAACACGTGCAATAAGCTCACCACGATATCCCATATCTGCAAGACCAACCTGATTAGACATACGTAGAGGAGTTAGGCTTGTAGAGGAACGAGCGAGAAGTAGGTAAGGTGCTGGATAAGCTGCTTCAGTCTGGGCCGCACAGTGAACACCAAGTCGCATTTCTGCACCATACTGTTTGTCATTAACCCAAGTAGGAGACATTAGATCACAACCTGAATCAGTTACACGACGCTTCGATAGGTGCTCAGCCATCATCTGACGTAGCTCGGGATTTACAACATAAATATATAGGCTCATTTATTACCTATTCTAGGTCTGATCCATGAAAACCGTTAGAGGTCGAGCTGTTATGACAACAAACGCCACTGCTATAAATTGAGACAAAATCGTATAGAGTGTCTCTGTTACGGGTATACGACCTAGTAAATAGGACGCTGTAACAGATAATGGCGAAAAATAAATAGCTTCTATCGGAGAACCAATCATATAAATTGCAAATGTGATAACTCCCATTACATATGGATTTGCATATGTGAACACGTGGGCGAAAACAAACACAAGTGTTCCTAGAAATTCTATAAAATATTTATACTCCATTGTTTAGTTAGAGATGTTTTAAGCAGACAGCAATATACTTATCTGTTCCACCAACGTCTATCTGATCATCTACCATATCTGCACCTGTTTTCTTTGAGTAATGTGCAGGTGTTCCATCTTTACATAGAGAGCAGAATGCACTCAATGTTGTAATTTTTGTTGCAAACGGAATACATGCCAATAATTCACCAAATATATTCTGCGATGCATCACCATTTAGACCAACTACAAGAATGTGTTTCTTGTGAACAAAAAGTAGTGATTTTACAACAACACTCAATCCTTTAAAAAATTGAGCTTCTTCAATCACAATACAATCAACACTTAACATTTCTTGTGCAATATACATTGCAATACTTACATCCCAAATTAGACACGGATGAGATTGTTTATTATGTGACATGATAACGCTTTGGGCAGAATATCGACTGTCAATATTAGGTTTAATAATAGCAATTCTCTTCCCAATACTTTGCTGTCTTTGAACGTATGAAATTGCATAGGTTGTCTTTCCTGAAAACATAGGACCAGTAACAATCTCAAGCGACATGTCTACCCTTTTAAATGCAGAATGTTTTAAAATAATAAATGAACGATATTGCCACAGGTGTAGTTGCAGGAGTTTGTGGAATTTTCTTTACATCCTGCGTAATACTAACTATTTTCAGATACATGAAAGCAACTAAACGTGTCGAGCTTAAAGAATCTAGATCTGACTTAGATCTTGCGGCACTGGGGGAGCAAAACGGATTGTAAAAATTCAGACAAGTGGATTGTACACGCTCTACCGCAACTCATAACTGAAGCTTTCAAGCTAAGTTCAAGATGTCGATGAGCAAGTTTGCGTACGACCCCAAGACGGTCTGCGCTCGCCATATTCGCGGCAGCTGCCGCTACGGTGACAAGTGCTTTAAGCTGCACCTCCCGCT